AGTCAAATGACATAACCCAGTTATGTTGACCTACAATAGGATCTTTTACATATGCACCAGCATAGGCAGTATCTTTTAAGTTTTGTTTCTTAGGTGGGATAACAATATTTTTTCTTCTTAGATGATTGTAGATTAACATATCCCAACATCTAACTTGTGAATATACATCTTCATAATTCACTCTAAAGTCATATGCCATTGTTAGACATAAATCAATAAGACCTAGTTTGTCTTCTAACATAGAAACAAGTTCTACATCTCTAATATTATACTCGACAAATTTCTGCCAATCTGTTTTATAGAATGTTGCAAAGTTTTCATATTCATCATGAGATAGTTTTTTCTCGCCTAGTTCTACATTAGCGATATGATTTAGTGCATAACTTTCTTGAACTGTATAAGTAAACTTTCGATACAAGTCCATATAGTCAAGAGATGCCATACCGAATATATCATAATATTGTTGGTCTCTACCTTTGATGTTTACTTTACCACCTTTGACAATTTTCCAAGGTGATATTAATCTGACTTGTTCTTCGCCTAGTAATCTTTCAACTCGGTTTACAATATAAGGTATATCAAAGAACTTTGTATTCCAACCTGTAATAACATCAGGTTTTATTTGATTTAGAAACTTAATGAAGTCTCTAAGCATATCTTTTTCATCTTCGAAATATCTATACTCGACATCTTTATATTTGTTATCAAAAGGTTTAAGACCCCAAGATACAAACATCTTAGAGGTACTTTCTTTAACTGTAATTAATAAAACTTGCTCATTTGCAGTTTCAATATTAGGGAAACCTTCTTCAGAACTAGTCTCAATGTCTAAAGACATGATTGATACTTTAGAAGTATCGAAAGGTATTTCTCTTTCGTCTATAAAGTTATCAGATATCCATTGATAAACAAATTGAGTTTGACCATAGATAGCATGATTAGGAACATCTTTATATCGTTCTAAAAACTCTCTACTCTCTTTAATACTACCAGGTTTAAATTCATCAACATACTTACCATCTAAAGTTTGATACTTAGAAGGTTTAGGTGATGATATAAAAAGTGTAGGTGAATAATCTTTGTATCGTTGCATAACTCTTCTACCTGAAGAGTCCACACCTCTGACTAATAGATTATTACCCCATTGTTGAACATTAGTGTAAAATTTCAAATCGTTTATCCCGCAATCTTATAATCATTGTTATTCGTTTAAATTTAAAACAATATAACACATAACAATCAGGTTTGTCAACCATTTAATTGCACATTAGGCATAACTATGCCGCTACCAAATATTTTCTGATAACCGTTAACTAAATCTGTATGTGGTTCTGCCATGTATAAAACATGTGCTTTATTAAGTTTTAAATTTTCTTTTGTGTGAGGACAATAGTGTCCCATTTGAACTGCCATGTTACCTTGCTTTTCTGCAGGTCTTAACATGATGATTGCTGGATCTTTGATTTCTAAAATTGTATCAGTTTCTTCAACTACCTTTGCAACTAGTTCTTCGGCATTGAGTAACTTGATATATTTAACCTTCATCGGATTCTGTATTACCACTTGTCGCTCCTTGTATCAATTCTGTAAGAACGGTAATAGCACCGATAGTGGCATTTGCATCTGCCTCTAATTTCTTAATTGTTTTATTGTAATCTACGATTTTGTTTTTGATGTTTTGCAAGTCAACTTCTAATTGTGTTCGCCTTTGCTCTGCATCTGCAACTTTGATTTGCATCTTCTCTAGTTTCTCTGTAACTGGTTTTTCTGCCATGATTTCTCCATTATATTAAAGGGGGTTTCAGTCTCCCTCTACCCCCTTGTAATTTATTTAGTTACTTAATTTTAATAGTTCTTGGTTTTTTACTCTCAGGAACTATTTTTTCCAACGATACTCTTAAAAGACCGTCTTTCAATTCAGCACCTTTGACTTCTACATCATCGGCAACTGTAAATGATTTTGTAAACTTTCTTCTAGATATACCTTTGTGAATGGTATCTTTATCGTCTTTATCTTCGTGAACTGACTTAATAGTTAATACACTATCAGCATAATCCACGGACACATCGTCTTTACCATACCCTGCTAATGCCACTTCAATATCATAGGTGAAATCACCTGTCTTTACGATATTGTATGGTGGGTATGAAGTAGATTGAAATGAGTAATCTGCCATTTTTTCGAAATGGTCAAATACATCATCGAACCCGATTGTGAATGGTCTTAATTGATTGAAAATAGATAGATTGCTATTCATGGTTAAACCTCCTTATTAAGCAAAGTTATTTTCTGCAGACCCATTAGGCATCTGCTAATATAATATATAATCATCATTCTCATAATTTCAATACTATTTATTCATTATTGCCACATTACCTGCGGCAGTAATCCTTGTTTGATTATTCTCAACAAATGGAAATGCTTGATGCTTTAACCATGCTGGGAATATTAAAATATCTTTTTCTTCTGGTTTTATCTGCATATCATCGACACTCCAGTTCATAGTCTCACCATATGAAAAGGTAATATTACCTACTGCAGATTTATTAGACTTAGGTTGTTTAACATAAATGACAAAGGATAAATCACCTGTGTGATTATGTTTTGGTTGCCATTGTCGTTCTTGTTGTATATTAATCCAGAAGTGTGTTAGTCTAACTCGTTCTCTTAAATGTGTTCTTGCCTGTACAGGATGTTTACAATAGGCATTTACATAACCTGAACAATGCTCTTTAATTTCTTTTAAACTATCGAGGTCTATATGACCTAATAAATTATAAGATTTTGTAATTTCATCATTAGCGGTATCTTGAAATTCATGAAACAAATCTGATTGATAACCACCTACCTCTTTTTTATCTGATACATCATTACTCCACTCTAACAATTTAGAATGAAAGGTATCTGATATTTTATGCTTATAGATAAAAGGACCGAAAGGTCTTACTAATTCTATACCTTCGTTAGCATACTCAATTTGCTGGTTTATTTCCCACATCTTCAGTTTGTCTCTTTTTACCAATATTATATTTTGTCTCTAAAATCCAATCTTTCTTTTCTTTGAAAGATATCACTTTAATTTGAGATAGAGGTGCTTGTTTTTCTATTCTAGTAACATCGACTATTTCAACTAGACCCCAATCAATTAAGAGTTTAACTATTGTATTTCTTCTTTGAATATCTTCATCTGAGAAGTTGGTTTTCTTACCATCTAATCCAAACAACTCTTTGAAGTGTACTATGAAGTATCTACCTTGCTTATGAAGTATGTGGCAAGATTGATATAATTTTTTATCTTTTTTAGAGGCAATACCTATTCTAGATAATGTCTCTCTAACTTTTAGGAAATCATCTGGTTGCTTTAATTTAATCTCAACCATGTTCTCTACATTCCATTCACTCATTTTGTTCCACCTTTTTTATTTAATATAGTTTTTATTTCATTTAATTGTTTCGGTGAAAGTATTGATAATGCCTGAACTGCTTTAGGATAAGAGTAATTGAAGTATTGTTTAACATATTCTAAGTCTTCACTCTTCTCTGCTTTTTGCCATTTATCAAATCGCTTTCGCTTACTAATACTATTTAGTAAAAAATCGAATTGTAACCGCTTCTCTAGATGAGGACTTCTATTCATCTCATTCGCTTGTAGAACGGTATCCATGCCCATACTCAAGGCACGATTAACGATAAATGGGTTATATTCTTTTTCTGTTAAATCATCTACGATTAAATTGCTTTTTGTATAATTAATCGCTTTTACATAATCAAATGGTGTCATATTAAAATCCTGCTAATTCAAAAAAATAAACTTGGTTCTTTCTCCATCTATTGCCTGAATAGAAAGAATGGTCATCTATATATGCGCCATGTACCCACCAACCTGGGTATATAACACACTTGTTAAATGATGCTTTCACTACATCTATAAGGGTATAGTGTTGCGATATATCTACCTGTATATTATCATCTTCCATATGACCAACAAATTCATTTAGATTATCTTCTTCATAAAATGCAGTACCACCATTACAATCTTTATCTTTGTTAAGATATATTACAGAGGCAATCATACTTTGTTTGCCTGCATCATCTTGGTGAGGATATGATTGTATATTATGTTCAGGTATATTAATCCATTTGAACAAATTAAAATCATAATTTTGTACTGCTTGTTTAATTGTATAATTAAGTTTTTGTTGTACCATACCCCATATCAATTTTTGACTTTCAAACTCTCTTACATGTCTGGTCATGTTATATGGTATTGTTAATCTACAATCATGATAGTCTATTGTATTTCTAGAACCTGGTTTATATTTCCACATTTGAGACCAAGAAGTCTCTAACATGTACTCTATATCATCAGGTCTTTGATAAAAATTATCAATGACAAGATACTTTCCTAAACTATTAGAATGCTCTTGAACTTCGATAACTTTATTAGGTTCAAATAATTCGTGGTGTAGATAAGGTGTAGGCATTACATAAACTCACAATCGACCATTATTTCAGTAAAGAAGGCAGTTAGATTGACCTCTGGGTCTGCTACATGCACATTCTTGTACTGATAGTCTGCAATCTTTAAAACTGCAACAGGTACAGATTGTGGTTTAAGATATTCATACATTGTATCGTAAATCTTTCTGAAAATAGTATTCGCATCGTTTACATGGATATTATCTGCTACCCACTTTCTCATATTCTTGAAGTCTTTAACTTTACAATATTCAATGACCTCTTTAATACTTACATCACCAGCACCTTTGATTGCCTCAGCATCTATACTGCCGCCGATAGAAAGTTTTTGTAACTCGTTTAATGTTCTTCTAAAATCAGGAAAAAATTTAGTAACAACCTCTGCAATAGATTGTTCTTGATACTTTATTTTTTCTTCTTTAAAAATATCTTCTAATCTGTTTAAGAACCTAGTTGCTATTTTAGGTTTCTCATTCTTAGGTACAGAAAACTCTATAACTGAACATCTAGAATGGAGAGCAGGTATAATTTTATTCTTATAGTTACATGTAAATATAAATCTACAATTCTTACTAAACTCTTCAATAAAATTTCTTAGTGCAGGTTGTGTTACTGCAGTTAAGTAATCTGCCTCATCATAGATAA